CATTGGTTCGAGCAATTCTGCGCGCATTCGTCCGCTTCGACGCAACCAGAGTGGCAGCCTGCCAGCAGTTGTATACAACCAGATCGGAGGCCACCGCGAGAACGTAACCGCCGGCACGAGCAATACAGCGTCTTCGCGGTTTCGTGTGCATTCCATCGCTGCGACGTACGACGGGGCGCACACATTAGCGGAGGCAGTTGAGACCGCACTTAGCGGCTGGAACGATCGTGCATCTAGCGGGGTGTGGCACTTAGTGATGGGGCCGCAGGACGGTCCCGATGAGACGTTGCCAGGACAGGATACGGCAGAGTTTGCCGTGGTCCAGGATTTTCTAGTCTGGCATTCCACGACGTAAATAGGAGATTCGACAGTGGCCGACGATTTTAATTCTGCCAGGCTGACGTTTCCGTCAACAAGCTCCAACTCGCTGGGGAAGCTCATTGACGCCAGCTACAACGAGGGTGGCGCGGACGTGGATCTGACGACGACCACGATGTCTGTCCATCAAGGCCGCCCTGGCATCAAGACGCAGGAGTTGATGTGCACTGTGCTGGGACATGGTAGCACGGCTGTCACGCAGGGCTCGACAGGGACGGTCCGAGTCATTTTTGGCACGACCACGTCGAATGATGGTATTTGGACCATTAGCGGCGTGTACGTGTCGGAAAAGGCGATGTCGGGCTCGCTCGACGATCGTGTGACTACAGCATATACCTTCCGACCTCGGAAGAGTTGATCACAACAAGTACCGGAGGATAACCGATGGATCCATCTGAGATCCGCCAAGCGATCGGCGACTGCGACGACTTGCCGATAGAGGCGTTTGTGACCCCAGAATGGCCAACAGTTGACGGCCATCTATATCTGCGTGGGTTGACCGCTGACGAACAGGATGAGCGCGAGGTCTTCCTCGCAAATGCCGCAATTCCAGGAAACGGAGAGAATCGGGCATTGAAGATAGGCACGACGCACATTCGGGCCTTTGTGGTAGCGCGTGGACTTGTCACAGAAAGCGGGGAACGTGTTTTCGGAGATTCCGAAAAGGATCTTTCGGAGCTGGGCAGGCGCAGCGGTTCTGTGCTTGACAGAGCGTATGATCGGATCATGGAACTCAGCGGTCTTGGGGGGACCTCGCAGGACACGCTGGAAAAAAACTCCGAGACAGCCCCTGGCGACTCTTCACTTTCGACTTAGCTTATGCGTTGGGAATGACTCGTCGGAGGCTAATGCGAGAGGCGGATGGAGCACGGGAGATTAGCGAATGGCTAGCCTATCAGCGAATTCGCGGACCGTTAGGCCCAGAACGTGCCGATCTGGCAGCAGGAATTATAGCTGCCGCTTCTGTCTCCCCGCACCTGAAAAAGGGCGCACGTGTTGCCCCCGTGGACTTTATGCCATTTTCCAAGCGTCACCGGGGCCGAGGCATGAGTAACACACAGCTCAAGGCGGTGTTGTCGGCGGCGAAGGCTGGCTTTGATAAGGCGAGGTGAATTGTGCCAGCAGGCGGAATCGGTACAGTATCCGGAAAAATGACGATGAACACCGGCGGGTGGGAAAAGGGTCTCAGCTCTGCCACCATGTCGTTACGCACCCACGGGCGCAAGGCGAAAAAGCTGTTCGAGCAAACACGCACAGCCGCCGAAAAGTACGAGCTTAAGGTTGCAGAGCTGGGGGCGATGCACAAGCGATCGATGCTCGACACGGATACGTACAACCGTGCGATGGTGCGGTTGCGAGATCAGTACGTGGGTCTCGTTCCTGGTCTCGCCAAGACTACACCGTTGACCAAACGGCTTGGCAACGCAGTCGGCGGTCTCCGTGCCAAGTTCAACGCAGCGACGGCATCTATCGGCGGCTTCCGCGGCATGATTGCCGGTTTGGGCGTGGCCATGGTCGCAACGAAGATCAAGCGGCAGATTGACGACCTTGACAAGCTGGGCCATACCGCGAGCAAACTGGGTGTGACCACCGAGGCACTTGGGAAACTTCGATACGCTGGGCAGTTGTCGGGCGTCGAGTCTTCGACCGTTGATATGGCGCTGCAGCGGATGACGCGACGTGTGGCCGAGGCCCGCATGGGTACCGGCGAGGCCCGTGGGGCGCTTGCAGAGCTGGGCTTAAACCCGCAGCGGCTGGCCAGTATGGCACCCGACAAGATGTTCCTACGCGTCGCCGATGCGATGGGCAAGGTTCGCGACCAAAGCGACAAGGTCAGGTTGTCGATGAAGCTGTTTGACAGCGAGGGCGTCGCGCTAGTCAACATGCTAAATATGGGCCGCAAGGGTCTTCTGGATGCTGGTGAGGAGGCCAAGCGTTTTGGGGTGGCCATCACAGACGCCGGGGTTAAGCGGGCCCAAGAGGCGGCCAATGCGATGACGCGCATGGGTAACGTCGCTACGGGCGTGTTTAACGAGGCCGCTTTAGCAATCAGTCCGTATATCGAGCTGATTGGTCGCGACCTGGTCAATGCGTACAATAAGGCCGGCAGGGCGGCCGATGATGCGGCCAAGAAGGGCAGCAAGATCGCCGTGATTGCGGATGTGCTTCACACTGTGGCCACGGGGTTCAAGGGCTTTCGCGCTGGCAGCTACAAGATAGCCGCCGGCACGTTCGAAGGCGCGGCGGCAGTACAACGCGGGGCAATCAACCTTACCACGAGGCCAGAGTTACGAGACAACACCCCAGGCCGTCTAGCTACGTTGGCGTCGAGCCTGCGGGCAACAGCCGACGAGCAGGGGGCAATCGCCAGAGCGGCCTGGCTAGGTAAGACACCGTCGGAACGTGTAGCAGCCATGCTCCAATCTGGCAAGGGCATTGGCAATGTATCCCGGGGCACCGGAACGGCCACCGCGTTGGCGGAAATCGCAGGCCAGGCCGAGAAGACTGAGGACGTGATTGCCAAGCTCAACACCGAGATTAGCCGCTTCGGCAAGTCTCGATTCTGGGGCGAGCTGGAGAAGCTCCGCAAGGGCGATGACCCCTTCCGGGTCGAGGAAGCGGAGAAGTTGGTTGCCACCCTGGACAAGCTGGAGAACAAGGCGGTCATGGCGGACCGCGGCAAAGCCATTACTGCGGCTGTGATGACACCGTTGGAGACGTTCCGGGCGGGACTTGCCGATGCCCGGGGGTTACTCGATGCCAGCGTGATTTCCAAGACGACCTACGATCGCCACGTCAAGGGACTTCGTGACACTGCACTGTCTGGCATGATGCGTGACGTCAGCCAGTCGCCGGCGATGCGGTTCTCGCCGGTGGAGGTGTATGGCAGTCAGGAGGCCGCATCCGTGATAGCCAAAAGTCTTGCGCCGGCTGCCGGCACAGACAAAGCTGCCCAGCAGCGGGAAACTTTGGCGAGGAAACTCGACCGCATGATCGATGGTCTACGCGATGTTGAACGAGCCATTCAGCGACAGCCGCAACCCCAGCCCATGAACGTACCAACTGGGACCCGATGAGCGCAACAACCTACATCGGCGAGAAACTTGGCAGCCGTTCCAGCGGCATTGGCGAACAGCGAATGCGCTGGTATCAGGCCACGTACTTGGTGCGAAGCAACCGCGGGAGCGTGAGCGCCGACACGATCCGGGCTACGCCTGGGTTGCCACAGTATGGCACGCGGCACCCATTCTATTCGCGTGCATTCGTTACGGCCGTCGAGCCGCGGGAAATCCCCGAGAGCGGCGCGGAATGGGAAGTCTCCGTACGCTGGGAATCGCGACCCTGGGAACGGGAGGAGGATCAACAGAATATCCCACCCTGGGAGCAGCCGGCTAAGGTGCGCCGTGGGAGCGTGCCGGTTGAGTTCAGCCGGCGAGCAGACCTAGATGGCAAGCCGTTCGTAAACGCGGCGTCCGATCCATTTATTCCTCCGCCGCACATTCCGACAAGCAACCTGAGTATAGAGATTCAACGTGCAGAACTCGAGCACGACGACATTGAGGTGATGAAGTGGTTCAACGTCGTGAACCACGATGCGTGGTGGGGTTTCCCTCGGTACGCCGTACGTCTTGGGCCCATAGCGGTCGATGATGCGGTCTGGGATTTCCAATCGTACTACGTCAAGACCTACGTGTTGGAAGTCAAAGCGGGCTGCTTCGACGATCCGCCGGACCTATGGATTCCATTACGGATTCTAAACGAGGGTAGTCGAGAGTTGGTATGGGACGGGCACAACCAAGAATTCGTGCGCCGCTACATCGAAGACGACGACGGCGTGCAGAGCACCGAGCCCACGTTACTAAACGCTGATGGAACGCAAATGACACGAGCCCAAGTCGCGGCCGACGGCCCCGTCTACCTCGAGTTTCGCACATTCGAGGCCCGGCCGTTTAGCGAGCTGTTCCCCGAGGTATAAGGAGCAAGCCAATGTCTGTGAATCACTGGATGGGCGATGCCGACGAGGTGGCTCAAGTCCATACGTTTACCGTGCAAGATACCTGGGCAGCGGCAGACACGGCAACGCTAACCTGTGGGCGTAAGTCGATCACATACACATCGACTGGTTCGGCCACGGCGGCTATTGCGGCGGGGTTGGTTTCAGCGTGGAATGCCTCAGAAGAACCGGAACTGACTGAGGTAACTGCCAGCTCAACGAGTGGCGGCTCCGTTGTCAGTCTCACGGCCGATACCGCGGGGTTGTCGTTCGTTGTCTCGGCAAGCGAAAACACCGCAGGCGACGGGACGGTCTCCGGACCGAGTACCGGTACTGCTAACAGCGGGCCCAATTGTTGGAACGTGGCAAGCAATTGGAGTCTTGGCACAGTCCCAACGAGTACGGACAACGTGCGAATCGAGGATTCTGATGTCGATATTCTGTATGGACTGACATTGAGCTGCGCGCCGGCTACCATCGATCTGCGCAAGTCGTACACAGGCAATCTGGGATTGGCACGCACGAATACTGGCGGGTACGTCGAATACCGCGAGACGGAATTGACATTGGCGAGCACCGGCAACGCGACAACGATTGATATCGGCAAAGGGGACGGCGACGGCGCTTCACGCATCCGGCTCGATCTCGGCAACGGTGTGACCAGCGGCACCCAAGTAGTCAACGTGCACGGCACCGCGGCGACTCGTACCAGCGGTGATTACGACGTGCCGTGTGTGTTGATCAATGGTTCGACTGGCGGGGAACTCAACATCAACAAGGGCGACGTTGGGCTGGCGTTCTACGGCGGCGATACAGCGACCTTTAGCACTGTTCGCATCGGATACATCAGCAACAAGACATCCGACGCCAGATTGTCGTGTGGCTCCGACGCGACGCTTACCACGATCTACAAGACGGGAGGACAGTTGGAGGTCAGGAGTAACGTTACGACGCTTACGCAGCACGTGGGCCGCACTCGGGTGCAGGCTGGCACGCTTGGCACGGCCAATGTGATTGGTGGCACGTTAAATCTGAACTCGACGGGGGCGCCGACGACGATCAACCTCTACCCTAACGGCACGCTCGATTACCGCGAAAACGGGCAGTCTAAGGGTGCACCGACCGACGTCAATATGTACCAAGGGGCTGCGCTTCACGATCCCGCAAAAACCGTCACGTGGAACGCCAATATCAACTTGATCGGCTGCGGCAATACCGACGTGACGCTTGACGTCGGTAAGGACATCACCATCAGCGCAACCTGAGAGCCGGCAGTGTGGCCACACCGCATTATTTCCCGGATGCGTTCATGCGGCGAATCGTCGCAGTTGTCCAGTGGGCAGAGCAGCAGATGCGACGTCGACCGGACAATGGGCTGCGAGGGTGGCAGATTCTCGGGGCTCATTGGGCGGTGCCATTTCAGCTCAGCGAAGAGCTATCTGCCCAGTCAACCGCATCCGCGTACCTGCTGACATACACGGGGGACGGGGATGGTTGTACAACGAGCGATTACGAGATAGACACGTCTCGCGGCACGATAACGGTTGGCGGTGGCCCGCTTGATTCGATACGCCTGGCTACACACGCCAGCGGTACCCGTGGATGGTGCGTGAAGATGCCGGGCCGCAACTTCCGCGAGATTATCCAAATGGACTGCGATCCAACGGAGACCTGATAATGCGTCGACACCTGCTGCCACTATTCGCGACGCTGGCAATCTGCGCCAGTGCATATGCGGGCGAGGTCCTTCGTCACGATACACCATGCGAGATTCAGGTGGGACCGTTTGGGACGACCAATCTGCGCGGCGAGTGGAAACCGTCGGAAGACCTGGCCGAGAAGATGACCGTCCTACTGAGCAGCAATGGCGGTGCGCTGGTGCCTCGATCCTCAACGGAAACGATCCTCTACGATCGGCAGGGATTCTATACGGTGCCGCTGGATGCGCAGGACACGGCGGAATATGGGCGGCTCGACGTTGTGGTCGGTATTGATGGGTGGGCTCCGGTGCGATCGTCCTTCGAGGTTATGAATGAAGAGCAGTGGGACAAACGCTACTCGCCGGAGAAAGTCGGTGCAGACTACGATGTGAACGTGGTGGAGTGGAATGGGCACTCCGT